ACACTAAATAATCTTATATCTGAAAATCCTGAATATTTAGCTGTACTTAATAATCTATTAAATTCTAAAAGATCTTATGAAGAGATTAGGAATCAAATTCTAAGTGGTAAAGCTAAGACTAATTTAGATGATGTCTATAGAGAATACTTACAATCTAAACAAAACTACGAATCTCAACTTAAACAATATCTAAAAGTAACTAAAGATAAGAAATCAAGTATTACTGATTTAAATGCACAATTAAACCTTAGTGCTAAAGAAACTTTATTAGCTAATCGTCAAAATCTTCCTGAAGGTACAAGCTTAGAAGTTGCATTAGAAAATCTAAAGAGTAGACAAGCTATAGAAAGTAGTAGGATTCAATTAAAGAGTATAGAGAAAAACTTAAATAAGGAATTAAACTCTATAGAAAATCTTCAATCTAAAGAAAGTAAACTTATTGACTCTCGTTTAGGTGGAAGAGATACTCAAACAAGAGCTGAACAACTTAGAAACTTTAATACTAATATTCCCTCTATAGCTAAGAGTAGTAAAAATTTAGACTCTGTAGTTAACAATATTAATAGGATTAAACAGGATTTAAATTCTACTCAACTTAATATTGATACTATTAGAAGTATTAGTAAGAGACGTTTAGATAGTTCTTCTATTACTGATAGAGCTTTATTACTAGATACTCAAAGAACATATATGAAACAGATTATATCTGAAAAAGAGAAGGTAGTAAGTCAACTTAAAGCTCTAAGCAATACTGAAAACTTAGAAAACTTCTCTAAGCTATATAAATCAGAAATAGCAAATAAAGCTAAGACTAATTATAGATATAGTCAAAATGTATGGAGTAATGCAGATATAAATAAATTAGACTCTACTTATAAAGACGTAAGTAATGTTTTAACTATTAAAAAGTCTTATGAGTCGTATCTACTAGAGTTAGATGAAATGCTAGATAAAATAAATAACTTTGAAAAAACTATAGACTCTAATATTCAATTCTCTTTTAATACTAAAATAGAAAAAATAAGAGATAAAATTCAAAGATACAGAAGATATGAGAGCTAGTAATATAAACTCCATTATTTCCTTTGCAGAAAATGAGAGTCGTATAAATAAAATAAGAAAAAATATTAATGTTAAAGGTTATATAAGAAAAGGTAAATTTGTTAGATCATCTAGAAGAAAACAAGATGTACGTAAAACTGTTGCTAAAGTTGCCGCTATTAGTCTTGGTGTAGTAGGTACAGTGGCTACAGTAGGTATTGCAAGTGCTGCTGCTACTAAACTTAGATATAATAGAAATCTAGTTAAGTTTGGAAAAAATATAGCTAATGGTGGTGTTGATATTGAAGATATGAGAATTCCTTCAGGTGTTAAATCTAAAAGTATACCTAAAATAAGAAAACTTGATGATAGCAAAAAGTCTATAAGTTTTTTTATTGGAGGAATGGACAGAGCAGAAAATGGGCAAGGTGAAAAATTTATGAGGCAGGTAAAAATTGGCTTTGATAAGCAAGGTAAAGATGTATCTAAAAATCATGAGTTAATTCCTTTATTTCATAATTATCAAGTTAAAAAAGATGTTTTTGTAGCAGGTAAAAAAATTGAAAGAACTCCACTAATAGGTATATCTCAAGAAATAGCTGACGTGTTTGAAAAAGCCACTGTTCAAGGCTACAACAAAGACTCAGTAATTATGGCTAATGAAATTTATAAATGGCACAAACTAAATCCTGACAAACCTATTAATCTTATTACTGCTAGTGCTGGAGGTTTTCAAGGTCGAGAAGTTCCACATATTTTAGAAGCTGCTGGAGTAGATGTAAAAAGATTAATGAAAGTGTTTTCTACTGCTACCCCTGATTATGGATTAGTAGATGAAATTGTACCGACAATAAAAGTTATGCACAATGATGATTTATATGCTAAAACTATTCCAACTATGAAAAATGGGTTACAACTACCCTCTTTACATAGAGGAACTAAATTTATTGGAAAAGGAGATACTCCAGAATATAGAGATATGATTGCTAGAAAGGGTATGACAGATATGGGTAATGTAGTAACTAAGGAAAAAGAAAAATTCGTCTCAGGTAAAAGATATATTCAACCACCTGATAGAGATATGCCAGTTTATGTCCACTTAGGTCCCGCTTATTTTAACGGAGAAACACCTACTTCTAAAAAAACTTATCACTACTTATATAATTTTATGTTTAAAGATTAGTAAAAATTCTATGTTAAATCTAGTTATAAGTAATAAATAGTTGAGATAAGTATTAGTTTCTAAAGCTTTTACTATATGGAAATATTGATTCATTGTTATATCTATCTTTCCGTTTTCTATCTTAGACACTTCTGCTTGAGAATAAGAAAGTATCTTACCAAACTCTATTTGATTTAACTTTCTAGCATTTCTATATTTCTTTAATTGCTTACCAAATCTCATATTAACGGACGACATTATTCTTTGAACGAATTAGTATAATAATAAGAATGGTAACATATAAATAAATGCTATAACAAAAACATATAAGAAAAGAAGATATGAAGATAACTCCTGGTCAATATAAAAAAATTAAAAGAACAGTATTATTAGCTGGGGCAGGTGGTCAAGTTGGTGGTATTGTAGGTTATGGAATTGGAGGTAATGAGGGTAAAGTACCTTTATTAGTCAAAGGTAAGCTTAAGAGAGGTAGTAAGAAAGCGCCTAGTGTACAAAGAACTGCGGCTGTTGCTGGATTGGCTACGGGTGCTGGAATAGGACTATTACGTAAAAGATAAAATGACAATTATACATTTTAATACTATTCCTACTCCATTAAAAGAAGTAGAAAACGAAGACCCAAATTCATTAACTAAAGAAGGATTAATATTTTACTCTACTGAAAATGGTAAACCACATATAGACAGTAAAAAGAAAGCTCATAATTTCTCTCCAGATAGAATCTATGAATTAGTAGATAATACTAATAAGCATTTTGAAATGTCTGAAGTTGGTATCCCAGTTCTTACTGAACATCAAAAGAATATTAATAATGTAGTAGGATTTATTGAATCTCCTGTAGAAGCTAAAGTAATAGACGAAACTTATACTAAAGGAAATCCTAAACTAAAACATTTACTAGGAAGAGTAGGAGTATTCGTTAAAGACGTAGTTATAAAAACTCCTGAAATTATTGATAGGATGAAGAGAGGTTTAGCTAAGACTGTATCGGCAGGAATTGATTTAGATTCTTTTTCTATTAAAGAACTTTCTCTTGTTGCTTTACCTGCTATACCTAATGCTACACTTTATAGTTATTATGGAAGTAAATCAACTCCAAATCCGATAGGATCGGTTCTACCGAATATGAAAAAAATAAAAAATAAAAATCTTTTGACTGCTAAGGGTATTACTAATACAAGTAATTATGCTTTATCTCTAGAAGAAGCCCTTAACGAATCACAAAGTATAGAAGAACAAAGAGAAGAAGCTATGAAGATATTCTCAGCTTTTCTTAAAGTAGTTGAAGATGCAAATCAGATGGATGAAGAAGAAATGAGTTCAATGGGTATTCAAGATCTTTCCGAACTTATTCAATCTGCCGTGGATGATTTAAGTATGCGATTAACAGAGATGTTTTTATCGGTTCCTGAAGAACCTGCTGCACCAACTGCTCCTGTAACTCCTGCTCAAAAACCAATGTCTAGACCTCCAATTGGTAAAGCTAGAACTTATGGTTTCTCTCCAGAATTAGTTCAATTTAGTAAATATAAGAAATAATGAGAAACGTAACAAATTCTTCAAGTGTTGGTAATCCTGGGGGAGCATTAGTAGTTCAAAAATCTTCTGCGTTACGCGCTACTAGAATTCCTAAGAAACTTTCTAAAGGTAAAGCTGGTTTGGCTCTTGCTGGTTTAGCTGCTGCGGGCGGGATTGGAATGGGAATAGCACGAACTCGTAAACCTAAGACTTTAGAAGCACGTATTAAGAGAGCTGTAAATAAGAATCCTCAATTAAAACGAGCAACTTCTATGGCAACTTCAATGTTTAAATAATAAAAATATAAAAAATATGAAACAAGATAAATTTTCTAACTATGCTACAAATGCGGTATTACAAAAAAGTGGAGGTTTAACTATTAGAGGTACTTCTGCTCTCAGACGAATTCCTAAGAAAGGTGGTAAAGCTGGTCTAGCAATCGCGGGATTAGCTGCTGCTGGCGGTTTAGGTGTAGCTGGTGTTAAAGCATTAAAAGATCGTAAAGCCTCTAAAACTGTTGGAGGTCGAATTAAAAAAGCTCAAAGTCAAGTAGCAAATAAAATTAATAATACTGCAATAGCTAAGAAGATGGGTGTTAAAGTTAGTAGGATGAAGTAATATGACTACAGCAAAACAAAGACAAGAATGTTTTCAGCTTTATAATCAGATTACTGAAGGACTAGAACTAGCTTTTGAAAATAAAGAAATAGATGAAGCAGATTTTAGTCTGTTCAAAATTAAAACTTTAGCTGAACTAGAAGAATCTTTAGCAGACTTAACAGAATTAAAAGATACAGAATTAATAGAATATAGCAATATGAATACAAATTACGCAAACTTTAATATGCAGTGCTATTTTGTACCTGCATTACTCGAACAAATTGAAAATGATTATGAAACATTGGAAGATGGTCTAGAAGATATCCAGAATGTTACTGGTTTTGAGGACGAAGATATCCAAGGTTTACTTTCTGGAGAATTGGTTCCTACTCCTCAATGTGTAGATATTTTAAACGAACTCTTCTATGAGACTTCTACTGATAACAATAGTGCTTTAGGTTTTCAAGTTTTAGCAGCTATGGATCGTGGTGACTTAGAAGAATCAGATTTGGAAGAAGGTCTACAAGCTTATTACGATTCTCAAGAAGATGAAGAAGAATCTGGAGACGAGGATGAGGAAAATGACGACGAAGATACAGAGGATGAAGATGAAGAAGAAGCTACTGAGGAAGATGCAGTCTATTCTTATATTGACCCTCGATTACAAGAACTAGAATCTAAGATTGCTAACTTTGAACTTAACTCAGAACTTAAAGATCGTCTAAGTGATGTTGCAGAATTTGCTCGTCAAGGACTTAATGATCGCTGGCTATCTCGTGCTAAATATGAATTTCTTTTAGGTTCATTTGACCGTGAAGAAGATCGGGTTGCAGCGTTTTCTCAAGCAGCCGAAGAAGATAATGTAGATCTTTCTACTCGTTTATATGCAGTCCTCTTTGCTCTTGAAGCTGATGAAGCTTGTGGAGAACGAGTTAATTTCTCTTCTTATGCTAGTGAACCCATCCTTCCCTCACAAAGAAATGATGATGAACTAGCACTTCTACAGATTAAGAAAATGTTTGAAAATCGTAAAAATTAATAGGTAAATAAATATGTTTGTAAGATACGGATCAACAGAAGCGGAAAAAGCTATTATTGCTTACCCTAGAAATATTAGGGTTCCTTATCACGTTTATATGACTGGAAAGCACATCTCTCCAAATAAAGAAGGTAGACGTGCATTAGAAGAAGGTCATTTTGTTTCTAAAAAAGATGGAGTTCATCGTTTCCTTCCACGTTCAAGAGTAACTACTACTCCTAGCGGTAACAGATTAAAAGTTAAAAATCCTTATGTATTTGTTCCAGGTGATACTTTACAAATTCTTAATCCTAGAACAGAATTAACTGCTTTTAATGTGGGTGAAGCTACGCTTATCTTAAATAATAAGACTATAAAATACACTCCTGTTGGAGCAGCTAATACTGTAGAAGCAGCCAATATGATTGCTATTTACTTTAATAGTCTACCTGAATTAGCAATGTATTTAGAATTTATACCTTCTGGAGACAAACTATTTGTATATAGTCCTATAGGACAACCTCCTGTAACTTTTACACACTCAGGTAGTATTGGTGGAGCTACGGTAACTACTGCTCCTGAAACTACTCCAATTGGAACTATTCAAGCAATTGATATTGAGACTGAAGAATTTATTTTGGGTTCTAATGTTGTAGGAACTTTGCCTATTAATTCTATTGTTGGTGTTCCTCAAGATGAAGTATTAGGTGTTTATACTCATTCAGTTGATTATACTGCTGGTGGTATTACGTCTCAACATATTGGAGTAATTGATGAAGCTAAGATTTATAAGCTTGCATTACCTCATTATGATAATTCACTTGTCTATGAATGTCCTCGCCTTCATGCTAGAGAAGTATGGTCTTAATAATAAAAATAATATATAAAAAATAATATGTCACACATTGCTACATTTTTCAATGAACGGTTCATCTCTAAGCAAGTAATGGCTATGGTAGATGAGACTGAACAAAATTTAATTAAAAGAAGTAAGTTAATTGACCCGTACTTTCCTACTCAAATGTTTGATAGTAGAGATTTTGTAGGCCTATTGACTAAACGAGTTGCTCCTGCTGCGTCTATTGTTGCTTATGGTGCAGAAATTCCATTAGTTAACTTTGGTGGAATTGAACGTATGGCAGCTACATTATTTAAGTTGGGTACTTCACGTCTTTATGATGAAGAAACTCAATGGAAGATGATTGAAGCTCAGAATATGGCAATTGCTAAAGGTATCAGAGTTCAAAGAGTTTATAATGCGGATGGTTCTGTTACTCCTGGGGCAGATGCAGATTTAGCTCGTTCTCTCTTTGGTATTGTTGAAGATTTACTCAAAGGTATTACTGACCGGATGGATCACATGAAGTGGCAGGTAGCATCTACTGGAGCTATTGATATGAAAGATCCTAAAACTGGTGCATTAGTACAACTTGACTTTAAGAAAGCTGGTGTTAACTATAATCACTTTCCTGCTCCTTTAACTCAAACTGGCAATACTGTTACTCCTACTCTAAATAAATGGACTGACCACGAAAATGCTCGGGGACTTGAGAACTTAAGTGATGCAGTAGAAACTTACTATGATACTAATGGTTATCCACCAGATAAGATTGTAATGAGTCGTAAGGCTTGGAGAGATTTCTTACATCAAAAGAGTACCCGAGATGCGGCTCGTCAATTAACTACTACTGAATTAGGTTTAGTATCCGCTGATATGGGTAAGAAATTGTTAGAAGCTCGTGATATTCCTGAAGTAGTAACGTTTGAAGAGAAGTATCAAGAACAATTACCAGATGGCTCCATTGTAGATGTTAACTTCTTGAATAATAACCGTATTGTCTTTCTTAAGAATAATATGGGAATTAGTGCAATCGGCCCAACTATTGAGTCTGTTAAAGAAGTTGTGGGTGGTGGAGATACTAAAATCGAACCTAAATCAGGTATCTATGTTAGTACGTATGAGGAAAATAAGCATCCTGTACATGACGTATCGATGGCAACGGCGACATTTGTACCTATTGTAATGAATCCTAAACAACTGTTCTCTTGGCAGGTACGATAATGAAGAAATACGTTCTTTTAAGAAATATTATTACTAAAGATGGAAATTTGCTCTTTGCTCGAACAGCTCCTTATATGGAAGGTGAAATCCCTAAAGAGTTTATTAATCCTCTAAATGTACAAGTAATTAATGATGAGACACAAGTAGTTCTTTATAATCAAACTTCTGTAGATAATACTATTAATCATCTCAATCCTCCAGATAATGTTACTAATCTTACTCCTAAATTTTATGATCCTGAAAAGTTAACGGTTGTTCAAAAGTTAGATATTAACTCTTTGACTTTAGACCAATTTAAAGAACTTAAAGGTATTGGTGAAAAAACAGCAGTGCAATTAGTAAGCAGTAGACCTTATAAAGATTTAGCTGATTTAACTATTAAAGTAAAACCTCCTACTGGTAAAACTTGGGAAGACTTTAATTTTATGTTTAGTGAATCTCCAATACTCTAACACTCACTCTAGTTTAAAGAATAACTTAAAGTATAGTTTTACTAGAGAAGGCTATACTTATTTTTTATCTTATATGCTTATTCAATCAAAAGTTACAACTCTCCAAGTAGTAAGAGATAATCTTAAAGAAAAGTCAGAGACATACTTAAAGAATTCTAAACATTCTATTAAAGATACTATTTCCGTAATATTAGATATATCGTCTAGTGACCCTATTAAGTTAAACAATATAGGATTAACGTTTAAGCTATATCATCAATTAAGTGGGATATTACTTAAACAGTATGATACTAATAGTTTTGTGTTTCCTATAGTGGAAATGGAAAAGATAAGAGCTATTCTCTATATAAATGGAATAGACATTAAAACTTTCTATCAAGATAAGACTTTAGAGTTTCCTAATAAACTACAATCTCTTAGTTATGATTTAGATATATCAGTTAAGACTACTCAAAACATTTCAAATTATACAGACTCAGGGGAATTTTATGTCTATTAAGACTACTACATATCGCGAATGGAAAGATAATAGATTGGCGGGGTCTATTGTTTCTCGTAATGATGATTTACCTTTAGGAGTTAGCTTAGAGTCTATGGATAATCCTTCTATTTTAGGAGCAGGTGTATCTGTTAATTTCACTGTATTTACTAATACTTCTACTACTAACTTTGGAGTTGGTAATTATGGTACTTATAGTGGATTATCACCAATAGTTACCGAACCTAACAAGATTATCTTTAAAGGGTTAGTGGAAAAAGAAACTATCCAAAGCAAATTAGACCCCAAATTAGATTCCTCTATCTATTTCATTACTAAGGCAGTATTTCCAGATACAGCAGAAGTAACTATAGACGAAGGTTATTTCACAAGCAAAGTAACTCTAATATAAAAAATGACTAAAACTAAACTTGAAATTATTAATCGCACTCCATTAAAAAGTAGAGCTATACCTTTTATTGAATTGCAACCTCGTTATCTCTATTGGTTAGATACTAATACTGAAATAGAAGTAGAAATTATTCGAGAGAAAGATGCTCATTATGAAGTTAAGCTAGCTACTAACTTTAAAGATTCTCCAGTTGGTATTAGAACTTGGTTTATATATAAAGAGCACGTAGAAGTCCTAGAAGATAAGAAAAAGAAATCTACTAAGAACATACTAAAGACTGATTATTACTATCAACTAGATAATAACTATCATCCTTATACATCTTGCTTCTTAACTTGTGTAGCCATGCTCTTGTCTTTTTATAAAGTAAAGGTAACGCCAGATGCACTATATAACAAGTGTTTAGATTTAGGGTATGACAGATTCTCTCATCAAGATATTGTAGCTATTCTTAAAGTCTATGGAGTTAATTATTATGCAACTACTTCTGGTACTTTTGCAGAATTAAAGAAAGCTTTAGAAACTGCTCCTGTTATTATTGGTACTTATCTAACCGAAGCTAGTCATATTGTTCTAGGTGTAGGTAAAGATGACTCTGCCTATGATGGAAAAGGAGCAATTATAGTTCGTGACCCTTATGGAGAATTTACTCATAACGGTTATATCCATACTCCTACAGCAGGAAATGGCACTCTCTACTCTTATTCTTTAATGGCTCAAGTAGCTGCACCTGAAGGGGATGGAAATTATTGGTTACATTTACCGAGATAAAACAATGAAACATAAAATGAAACGTTCTCTATATTTCACTAAGACTTTTTTATTCTCTCTATTACTTTATCTATCTGTTATTTATACTCCACTAATTAATTATGCTTATGAAGGTAAGTTAAGTAGAGGTGATATAGAAGCTATTGCTATTGGTACTTTTAGTTTTTTTGGTGTTAGTAATGGTCGATTAAGAGTAAATAAAGATATTCTAAAAAGTGCTGAAACTGGAGAAGCTGTAGGATTACTTACAACTAGAGTAGTTCCAACTAAGGTAAAAGATACGATAACTTCTGAACAAAAAGAAGAGGTATAAGTTAATGGTTATATTTAGTCTATTACTTGAAAAGGTAGACAATGATTATTACTACAGATATATAAGTGATAATGTTACTTACTATATACCTTCCTATAAAACTGATAGACTGAATAAACCTATTAGCGAGTTTGAATCTTTTCAGGATTATACAAATATCTATCAATTTCTAAATAAAGTATATAGTGAAGGAGAGTATAGGGAAGATTATACAGTTAATGAAGCCAAAGACACTAAAGAAATATCTATAACTATAGTAGGTTATAAGTATCAAAATTTTATTGTTCTTATAGGTAGTCATAAGTCAGATATTCTACTAGAAGAAACACTATTTAAAGAAGACTATATATTTCTCATTCGATGGATAGACAATAAAGAAGATTTAATAGATGACGTATCAGACAATGTAGTTAATCTCTTAGGGTATAGTAAACAAGAAATACTATCTAGACCTTATTTAGACTTTTTACATCCAGATGATGTTGAATTATTTAAGCAAGAATTAGCACAACATATAAAAGAAAATAGTCCTTCTTTCTATCAAAGATATAGACTATTAGCTAAATCTGGAAAAGCGATAACGATTCTTGACCATTCCTGCCAAATATTTAAAGGTGACACTAAAACTACTATTGGTTATCTAAGAGACATTACTGTAGAAACTCAAATATCTACTCAACTAAAAGAACTTATTCACTTAGACGAAGAAGATTTTAATAGTAGTATTCTAATTAAGATTGAATGGGATTCTGATTATAGAGTTGTACGTTGGAATACTGAAGCTCAAGATTTAATTGGTTGGGGACATGAGATTCTTGGTAAAAACATTCGTGAACTTAACTTATTCTCTGATGCTGACTCTATCAAAATGCAAGGTCAGTTTAAACGGTTATTTGCTAGAGAAGTAGATAACGTAATTAGTAGTTTTAGAATTCAAAAGAAAGAAGGTGGATTCATAGATACTAAATGGTCTAATCGCTTAATCACTAGAGAAGGAAAACTTAGGGTAGTATCTTCGGTTATAGATAAAAGTCAGGAAACTTTACTTATTACTCGTCTAGATGAAATGGAGGGTCGCTCAGACTTACTCTTAAAGACTTTAGAGAATACTCATATGTCTAATGATGTCTTTACTAAATTAATGCACAATCCTTTAACTGGGAATCCTGAAGGACTTATTAAAGCTGAAATTATTATTAGAAAGTTAGAAGAAGAAATTACTAGACTGAATAATACTATTTTTTACAATAATGACAACAATTTAATGAGTGACGTAGCTTTCTTAAAAAGTGGAGAACGTACATTAAAAGATAAGTTAGCTAAAGTAGAAGAAAGTAATAAGAAACTGGAAGAACAATTAGATAATCTGTTAAACGTAAATATTCTAACTCTATTTAGAGGTTTAGATTTTAAAAAAGTTGTAGCTATATTAGTATCTTGTTATTTAATTTTTGGTCAATTAGCACCAGCTATATATTCTAGTACATTTAAACCTATGTTCCAAGAGTATAATCGAGAGATGAAAGAGATTGAAGGAAATAAAAAATAATGTGGCGACCATTTGATAGTCCAAAGAAAAGACGTGAAAGATTCATTAAGAAAAATAGTCCTTATCTTGTTCCATTAGCTGTTGGGGCATTAGCAGCCGGAGCAGATGAGAACGCTACTGGTAGACAGAGACTTAAAAGAGGATTAGTCACTGGTGGTCAAACTTTTGCTGCTATGAAAACTGCGGGAGTATTTGCTAATAGAAAGAGTAAAGAAAATTATTATAAAGGAACTATTCTACCAACTATTCATCAGGCAAAAGGATTAGCTAATAGTGGAGTTAATGTAAGTAGAGAAATAAGAAACATTAAAAAAAATAATCTACTACAAAAAGCTAAAAATATTAAGAAAAACTATTTCTAAATAAATGTATAAATATATAACAGTTGAAAAGATTCAAAGAAGTTTAGGTAGGAGAGCGAACGTTTTCAGTAGCGATTTAATCCCTAGTGATAATATCTCAGCTATATCTACTAATTTAGATGTAGAGTTAATACATGACTTAATTATTCGGAATGAATCTTTGATAGATACATATTTCGGGATGATTTATGTTTTACCTATAGACACTAGAGACATCCCACTTATCGAACCTATTGTAGAAGGCTTTGTTATTAATGACTTAATGATGAGAGTTTATGACCAAGGAATGATTGCTTCTTTAGGTGGAGATGGCGGATTTGGTTCTACTATATATCAAAAAGCTAAAGAATTACTTAAAGGATATTTTATTGGTACTGGAATCTATATCCCAGGAGTATCAGCACCAGAAGATAGTGGATATGGAAAAGAAGCTTATCCTTTACTTCTACCTTATACACCTCAACTTACTGAAAGGAGAGATAATATTACTAGGAACTATACTGTAATAGGAAGTTATCAAAAAAGTAGAAAAAATATGGAATTTGATTTTAGAACTGATAAATCTAGAGTTTTTAATATAGAAGAAAGATTATACTAAATCATGAACAAAGATAAGACTAAGAAAAGTAAAGTTTCTCCTTTAGTAGGTGCAGGATTAGGTACTGTCGCTGGCGGCCCAGTAGGAGGAATTGCTGGAGCTTCCATTGCTAGAGGAGTTAATAAAGAACGTGATAGATACGCTAAGAAAGGTGCTAGAAGTCATTTAGGTAAAGTTGGTCATGATGCTAAATTAGGTGCTAAATCGCTAGGACTTGGAAGTGCTGTAGCGGGTGGATTAGCCGGAGCTGCTTTAGGTTCAACTATTCCAGTAAAAAAGAAAGGATTTTTAGGTTTAGGTAGAGATAAGAAAGCTGAAAATCAACAACGACTTAAAAATACTTTATCTGGAGCAGGATTAGGAGCTTTGGGATATGGAACCAGTGAAGCTATTAAAGGTGCTGGGACTGGTGCTTTGGTTGGAGCTACTAGAGGATTTGTACAAGATAATAAGACTAAAAATAAGAAAATGAAGAAATTTAACTCTTCTACTAAGATTATTGATTTTGCTTTTGGTATTCCTGCTAAACCTAAGAAGAAAAGTAATGTGGGTTTAACTACAGGTATTGTAAATGGATTATTAACTGGACGACTTTCTGGAGCAGTAGGAAGTGCAGCAGCCGGAGCAATAGTAGACCGCAAAATAGATAAAGAAAAAGAAAGATTTCGGAAAGAAGGTGCAAGAACGAGATTAGGTAAAATCAGTAATGACGCAAAAATAGGAGCCAAAGCAGCGGGAGTTACATCTGCTTTACAAGGTGCATATTTAGGTGCTAGAGGTACTCAAGGCTCTATTAAAAGGAAGTTAGCATCAGCAGCTTTATCTAGTATTTCTAGTGGAGTAGCAGGTTCTGTATCTGGTGGTATTACTGGAGCTGGAGTTGGAACTGTTAGAGGACTACTACAACCTAATAAGAAAAAGAAAAAATAATGAGAAAAACTACTTTTATAGCTACTACTAACTCTTCTTATTTATTTGGTAGACCTAAGAAACCTTCTCGACTTAAAAGTGCTGCTATAGGAGCTGGAGTAGGAGTTGCTGCTGGTTACAATGCTGGTGGAATAGCTGGTGGTGTAATGGGAGGTTTACGTGGAGCTACTGATAGTTTTGTACGTAAAAATGGGTATAACTCTCTTCTTACTAGAGCTAAGAGATATGCCCCTACTTCTTTCGCTGGTAAAGTCTCTAATGATACTAAAACTATTGGTACTCTTTCTGGTTCGGTTGGTGGATTAACTGGAGCTGTCAGAGGAGGTATTCGTGGACTTAAAGGTGGTTGGAAAGGTGCTTTAGGTGGAGCAATAAATCAAGGAGCTAGAAGTGCATGGAAAGCTGGGAAAAGAGGAGCTGCTGTCGGTGCAGGTATTGGTGGACTTAGAGGATTGAAGAGAAAGAAGAACTATCTACTACCTATCTCTTAAAGAAATAAAATGAAAAAATTAAAATTTATAAATAACACTTCCACTAATTACGGTAGAGGTAAAGATAAAACTAAAAGAAAAAGTAGAATTACTACTGCATTAGCAGGTGTAGGTTCAGCAGTAGGAGGCGTGATAGGTCAACAAGTAGCCGAAAGAACTTATGCAAAAAGAATGTATAAAATTTTCTTAAATAATGAAAATCCCACATCTACAAATGTAAATTCTGTTCGTAAAAATCTTTTAAGATATAAACCTGGAACTGGCTCTGGAGTAGCAGATGCAATTAAAAAGTCTTTCAATACGAAAAGAGGTTTAGGTGGAGCTAGAGGCGCTCTTAAAGGAGGGATGCTAACTATAGGAGTCTTAGGAGCTAGAGAGCTATATAAACGTTATAAAAACAGAAAAACCGTTAAAATAGGGAAGAAAACTCTAGTATATAATCCTCCTACTTAATGTCTAGGTCTAAATGCAAGTATAGAGAAAGATTTAATACTTGGAAAAGAAGTAGAGAAGCTTGGGAAATTAGTAGAAGTCTTATAAGAAAAGCTTTATATCTATGTCCTATTTGTAAAAAGCCTTTGTCTCTAGGTGAAGGACACTTATTCCACATTATACCTATCAAACTACTATCTCAAAATAATTGTATAAGTTTAGTATCTAGTGAATATAACTTACTCTATTCTTGTAAAAAGTGTAATTTAAAACAAAAAGATAAAATATATACCGAATGTCTAGAAAATGATTTATTAACTATATGGAAAAAAGTAACAAATGAATAATGCCCTAAAAGTAGATAAGATATTTAATTGGCAATCTAACTATCAAAACACTATACGAAACAATAATTGTTATATACAAATCTATTCTCCTCTATATGATTTTGATGTAACTACTCAACGTATAAAAGAAAATCGTAGATATCTAAATCCTAAAGAATATGAGTTAGTTATAGCTAGTGATTTTGATGACCATTCTAATGGTTCTATTACTACTGAAATTTATTCTCTAGCGTCTA